CTGAGCGGGGAACCTGAAGGTCGTACTCTGCTAACGTCCCATCTGGGAACCTGACCTGAATACAACAGTGATACCAACTCCCTAAACGATTTCGCCCATCCGATCTTCGAATCTGCCACATTAATAATTGTATCGGTTTCATGGAACTCCTCTGCTACTTCTGGTAATTTCTGTACGTACTGCCGTTCAACACTGAACCCCACACCTGTGCCACACATGAGAACGTACATCATCTCATCGAACGCCTTGGGGTGGTCTATGGGTAGGTAGCTACAGTTAAACCCTGCTACGTTGTCACGATCCAGTGCCTCTCCTGCGGTCATCAGTGCTCGCATGGAAGGCATTACGTCTAGGCTGTGGATAGCCTCGTAAACCTCCTTACGTGCCGTCTCTGGCAGATCATCGCCCCAGTAGTTAACGTAGCGACCTACTGTTTCTTCCCAAGTCTCCCTACGCTTCTCATCTGGTAAGTACCTAGCGTACCGTGACTTGTGTATGTACTGTTGGTATGCGTCCATCTATTCCGTTACTCCTAGCGTTTCGTTAATGATTGCTTGTGCCGCCATCTGAAGTAACATGTATACTCCGTCAGGGTACTGCTCGTTGGACGCTACTTCAAACATCTCACCGTCTTCGTACATGATGACAGCTACCTTTACCTTTCGTCCCTCTTCCTCGTGTTTTAGTGCTTTGACTACAAACGCAGACAGAAACTCTGATGTTGTGATTTCGTCCTTCTCTTGATCTTTGTTACCAAACTTACCTTCTACTACTTTCACGGGCCTACCTCCTTGATTAACCAGCCTAGGTAGACCTGCGCTTTCTTTAGATCCTCTACGCCGTTCTTGTACTCGTAACGCCACAGGTACTTCAGGCAGTTACCCTTGAGATACCCCTTGTACTCCTGCGGGTGCATGGACGCCTTGATTGCTTCGATGGCCTCTATCGCTCCCTTGTTGTAGTGATCGGGCTGTGTCACAGGGTTGTGTTTGTCCTCTGGATGATACAGTTTACCGTAGACAGTTTTGCTTGCTTTGTCCCACTCTTCTGGCGTTGCCTCATCAATACTCATAGCTATTCTCCGTCAGGTTTTTTTCAACATAAAATCTCCATAGTTTTTCAATAGGGTCTAAACTATCAGCCTTCATTACAAATCTCTCTCCGTAACCGAAGTCTTTTTTGTAGGCTCTTTCAAAAAAAGTACTTTTGTCAATACAGCCGTTCAACTTTAAGATTTTAGGATCGTCCGTTGCCCCGTAGAGTACTGCAAAGTCAGCGGCAAAAGATTGTTCATCGTCAAAAATCAACGGGCCGTTAGCATACGAGCTACACTTTACATCTACTGATGTTTCCCCTAACCAAAAATCTATGCCTCCATCAGACAATACATTTACAACAGGAAGAGGCAGATTGAATAGACGAGCAAACAAAAACTCTGCCTTGAACGCAAGTACATTATTTTTAGTTCTCGTGTCCATGCCTTTTTTGTCTTTCATCCTTGGGACAATACCCTGCATTTCACACAGTCTGACAGTATCCTGTCCCATAAGAGTAGCGTCGTGATGGTCTTTACCTGTTAATTTAAAGTACAGTAGATTACCACACGTAACTTCACGCCTCTTGTCCAGATCCGAATTGTCTACAGGTCCGTAGTCTGTCCACTCGTTTTCACCACTGCTCTTCTGCATACTCTGCCTCTTCTTCCTCTAGTTCCTCATAAAAACTGTCTAACCTTTTGATTAACTTATCTTCAAATCTGTCTAGTATTTCTTCAGATGAAATCTGTAGGGCTTCTAGAAGATCGTCAGGATCGTAGAACCGCAACAACTTCTCCTTAATTTCTTCTAGTGTCAGAGACATAATCAACCAACTCCTTTAGTGTGTCTATATTATACCATAGTATTCCCTGTTTGTCACACCATTCTGCCATAGTAAGTTTGGTACTTTTACTCACTTTTTGGTTAGGCTTCATCAGTACAAAGATGAGTTCTTGCGTCTCTGGGAGACACTTAGAGATCGCTCTATACTTCTGCGTGTCTCCTGCACGAAAGAATCCTTTGCACTCAATGAGGTACGATCTTCCTCTGTACTCGTACACGAAATCTGGTGTGTACTTTCGTTCGATCCTGTACGGTACTTGGTACGGCTCGTAGCTAAAACCAAATGGTTGTAACTGCTTTGCGACATCTTTTTCAAACTCCGATCTAAAGTTACCCAGCTTGGATTTCCGTGACCTTCGGCTCATTGAATACCTCTGTTAAATATCTTGGACCACTTGAGTAGATGAAGGTTCTTACTTCGGGCCAACAGGTAAATTTGTAGGGACAGTAAGAACAACCGACGGCGAGCTTTCTGTTTCCACTTTTGCCATCTGGTACGGTTTCGTGGCAAACTTCTGGCGGCTCCGGTTGCTCCACTAGCTTTTTTATGCGTTCAATGTGCTCCTCTATATCGTAACTAATCTTCTCGTGAACGGGAGCCTGAGTGTCCTCAGAGTCGTACAACAGGTACGTCAGATGTCCGTTCTGTTTGTCCATCGCTAACCAACCAAACGATGTTTCACCTTCGGAGTGTGCGTACCCTTTAATTTGAGCAACGTATCCAAACGGGTCATCATAAGCCAGACTTCCGTCCTTGAATTTCTTAAACCCAAAAGTGGACACACTCTTAACATCAGTGACAACACCATCAATTTTGCAGTCCATAGACCCTGTAATACCCGCAACCTCACACTGTTTTTGTTCATCAGTAACCTCGTGTCCTGAGAGTCTGGTGAGAAACAACAGCATCTCTTCGATCAGATGCCCGTACATAAACTTGACGTAGGTGTTAGGAGTCATCTCTTCTTCTACGTCAGAGTTGTTCACTACGTTCCAGAGGTAACGGTCATCACGCCCGATGTTTGACATTCGTAGCTTGCGACCGTCACGTTTCTCTGTGAACAAGTTGGTCATTAGACGTTTGCAGTTCTCACCAAAGCGGTCAATCTCGTCGTACAGATCAACGTCCTCTGGTACTTCTTTGGTAGACACTACGTTGTATATATCGTCTACCAGTGAGTAAAGTTTGTTCATTTCGCTTCCTCTAAGTATTTTATGGCACGTTCTAACATACTTGTGTCATCGTCAAAACCGCCCAGCGCCCTGTTACACTTGTGGCACAGCCAGCCCCTAAACGTCTCTTTCTCGTGGTCATGGTCTAGCACCCACGATCCGTTCTTTGTGTTCCCTCTACCTTTAACATCCTCCTCAGAGCCTTTGCATATAGGACAGTGATAGCCCTCCTGTGGCATCCCATGTTTCTCTCTCAGATGTTTACGCACCTTCTGCATCTCGTTGTTACACTTGCGGCACTCAGCCCTGAGATAGTTGCCCCCAGAAGCCATGTTGAAAGCATCCAGTGGTAAGTAATGATTACACTTTGAACACACCTTCCCGTGTCCTGCTCCTAGATCGTCATTTTCGAAAAAGCAAAGCTGATCCATCAGTGTGTCTCCGCCCACGTTGATCCAACTTTGTACTCTCCGTCAAGGGGGCATCTGAGTTGAAATGATAGACCAGCCGCCTTGATGCACTCGACTGCGAGCCAGCCGAACTTCTCTGCTTGTTCTGTAACCACCTCCGATTGTATTTCGTCATGTACGTTCCCTATAAACTTGTAGTCAATCTTGTGTTGTGTTGCGTAGTCATCCAACAGTACCAGTGCACGTTTCATAATGATTGCACCGGCAGACTGCAAGAGTGTGTTCAGTGCACTATGTTCTGATCTGACCCAGAGTTTTCGTCCGTCCAGTCCGACGAGGTATCCTTTCCTAGAAGCAGATCCAACTCGTTCTCGTAGAGTTTCAAGAGAAGGTGTATTTCGTAAAAAGCGTGTCCTAAGCGCATTGCCATCTTTTGCCGTTCCTCCGACGATGCTTCCAATCTTTGCGTCTCCTGCCCCGTAGAGGAAAGCATAGATGAAAGTCTTTGCTTGAGGTCTTGTTGCAAGTCCAGAAGCAATTTGATTTCTGGTGTGAATGTCGTCTCTAAGCAAGACATCTGTAAACTCCTCGTCGCCCATGTAGTGTGCGAGCATCCGTAGTTCTAGTCCACTAGCGTCAACACCCACTAGCTTACGTCCCTCTGGTACTATCCAGCAGTCACGGCACTCCTTGCCAAACTCAGAGTTAACTGAAGGAACCTGTGCCATGTTTGGGTTCTGGTGCGTCATACGTCCGGTTACAGCACCGTTAGTAGTAACCCTACCGTGTACCCTACCGTCATCCTGTACGTGCTCTAGCCACGAGTTGACTTGAGCGTACCGCTTCTGGAGTAAGAGGTATTCCAGTACTTGTTCCGCTTCGGGAACATGATGATTCTCCCTAAGCGTCTTTTCATCAACAACTGGTTTGCCTGTCGCAGTGAGTTCCGTCCATACTGCGCCCTTAGCTGTAAGTCTGTCGGCCACTTGCTGTCTTGAACCAACGTTGAATACAGTGACCTTATCCTTGAGCCGTTTACCAGTTTTCTCTGAGTATCGCTCCTCAATGATCGGCGGGAAAAGCGCCTGTAGATCCGCTTCAATAACATTCATGCGCTCCTTAAATTTAGCACACAAGATGTGACACAAACGCTGATCTAACAACCACCCGTTGCGCTCTTGTCCTTGTATGATCCACTGTACTTCGTGCTCTAGATCAATGCTCTCCTGAGAGAACCCGTCTAGCTCCACCTGTAACCGCTTGTACACCGCTTCAGTAACTTCTGTGTCCCTAATACAGTAGTCGATCATGGCTGGTGTCAACTGTGACCAATCATCGTGGTCGCCCTTGGGGAACCCTAGCGTGTTACCCCAGTTCCGCAGAGAGTGACCACCTGACCGGCCTGGGTCGGCTAACCTAGAGAGGACAAGTGTATCAACGACACTGCTCCTATCAAAAGTAAAACCCCAGATACGCTCAATAACAGGAACGTCGAAGCCAATTCCGTTGTGGAATACGAACGTAGCCTCCGCCTTGCGAGCCACGTAATCCTTGAAATCTTGTTCATTGCATATTACCTCCGATTCTCCGTTGTTGCGGCACACGGCACACCAGATAGTTGTGGCGTCCAGACCGTCAGTTTCTATGTCACAGTATACGTAGTTACTCATTCTTCTAACTCGTAAGTAGCTCTTATGGCTAAACCTATCCGATAAGCTATCTGAGGTACTATAGCGTTACCTAAGGTGTGGTTTCTTCGGTTGATGTCCACCCAAGAGGGTAGCCCATAAGCCACTCTATCCACTCTGGGTTCGCTCTCCCAACAGTCCCTTTCTTGCCATCTGCTTTTATTAATTGCGCCGTTAATGATGGTGTTTTTCTGGAGTACTCTGCTGGGTATCCCCCTTCTTTCGATAAATGGGCTGTCGGAGTAGGCCACAATCCAGACTCTGTCTCTTCGGTGTGGCGCTCCTGCGTACGAAGCCGGTACAACAAAACATTGTGAGGAGTAGTGAATGTCGTTAAGGTCTCTGATGACGGTATCGAGTCCCATCCCAACGTGCCCATAAACATTCTCAAAAACACAACAAGCCGGTCGCTTCTTTTCGAGTATTGTTCTAATGTAAGGCCATAAGTGTCTATCGTCTTTTTCTCCTTTTCTTTTTCCTGATAAACTGAAAGGCTGACAAGGGTATCCTGCTGTGAGTACGTCACAGTCTGGAACAAGTCTTTTTGCATCACTAGCTAACTCCTTTACGTCCTCAGATAGGGCAACATTAGGAAAGTTCTTTGCTAAAACTTTACGGCAGAAAGGATCAACATCACAAAATAAAATGGGGTCACTAAGGCTTGCCCATTGAAACCCTAAAGCAAACCCACCTATACCACTACACAAATCAACGTGTTTTAGCATTAAAAGTCCACCTCTTTGTCACTCAAAACTCTGTCTCCGGTGGGTTAGGGTTAGCACACTCGTGTATGCGTCCTGTGAACTTGTCGTACCGTAGCCAACACGCTGGTCCTGTCTCTCCTGCGTAACGGTTCTTTAGAATCCTGACGCACGTAGTATTCCTTACGTCTTCGTCCTCGTGTTGCTGGTTACGCTCCATGCCTATCA